CGCTTGATGTTGTGGATGACAGATGCATGGTTCATGAATGCCATTTCTGCAATCCTTGTGATTGACAGACCTGTCTCCATTTCTGGCTGTCGTAATAGCCAGAATACAACTGCCCTGCACTTCACAATGTGTGCTTTCCTGTCTCTGGAATATAAACTGTTCTTGGTCACACCATAGTAATGCAGCACAGCATTGGTGATGTTCTCCACGGTCACACCTTGCCGGTTTGCAATTGGCGCATTCATCACCTGGTCAACAAGTTCCTGTCTGTACACATCAACCAATTTGTCGATGCTTTCCTTTTCAATTTCACTTAATTCTGTCTTCACTTCTCTGTGTTTTTAATTGTTAATAACTCGTTTAAAGATACGAAATTCAAAGCTGTTGGATGATGTCCATCCAATCTTCAAACTTCATTGCCACATAGTCTGGCTGATGATTCTTGGTGAACACAACAACAGGAACACGTCCATCAATAGCCGCGTCATCCTGTGATTGTTTCAACGCTGACCAAATGTTCAACCTTTCCTGGTTCTTGCATTCAAAGCTGAACTGTGCCAATGGTCCATCAAGATCAATGATGTCACCTTTGATTGTCATGCCGCCTGACATTGGTGTTCTTCGGACATTGGTGCCGAATCGTTCATTCAGCAGCTTGGCAACTTTGCGTTCAAATCGTTTGCCCTTGTCGTTTGCGTTCACCATGTCTTCAAATCTTGCCGGTCAACGAACCAAACAGGACCTTTTCCAAGGTCTTTCTTGCCTGCCTTTTCAATCATTCCCTTGGTTGCATAGCCAACAAGATCAACTGTGCCGCCATCAACAATGGCCAGAACATAGACATCATGCATCAGCTTTGGAACAACCAAGTTGCCATGCTTCGTGTATGTTGCTTTGATGTCAATGGTTGCGCCATCTTTGCTGATGAAATCAAACGAATCCTTTTCAAGATTGCTGATGATGTCCAGGTGCAAATTGAATTGCTTGCTGAATGCATATTCTGCCGTGAATCCAATCCTGCTTGCAATACGTTTATCAATGATTGTTGTATCTGTGCCACAGCCTTGCCAATATCGCATTGATGCAATTATGTCGCACATTGCTAATTCTCTCGGTGATAGTGTGATCTTCATGGCTTCAGAATATTGTCAAGGTAATCCTTTGCCAACGCCAACCTTTCTACCAATTCCTGTTGCATTGCAACATCAGCCGGAACATTGATGATGACCATTCTGAATGCTTCATTCTCAATGCGTGGATCAAAACTGATAAAGTCACACGATGTGGCACCTGTTGCCAACATACAACCTTGCATCTGCCACAAATATTTCTTGTCGATGTCCTGGTTGATGACATTCTTCAGATGATTAGCTGTGTTGTATGGACATTTGATTTCAATCAGTTTATCTGTGTCCTTCACCTTACCATCTGGAGATCCACCGGAATAGTCTGATATTTCACAGAATCCAAGTTCTTCAACTTCACATCCTGTGCGCTTTTCGTATTCTTCTCTGGCCACAGATTCGTATTCGTTGCCGTGATCTAATGCGGCACCAAATATCTGGACACGTTGGCCTGTCAGCTTTTCTGCTGCTACTTCCATCATGTAGCTGATGGCTGTGCCACCGAAGATTTCATCCTTCTTCCTGCCTTTGGTCATCAAATCACCAAATCGTGATGCTGTGAACTTTCCAAGTCTGGCAGCAAACCATTCTTCAGTTCGCTGCAATTCGTTGTTTTCTTCAAAGATGTCCATGATTACTTGCTTTTCTTTGGTGTGAAATCATCTGATTCATCTTGGCCATACACGTTGTGTTGGTAGAATCCGGACAGCTTCAAACAGACACGTGATAGTGATCGTTTCTCTGCCATTGCCACAGGATACTTTTGCCGCGTGTTATCTGGTGCCGATTCTCCGTATGTTTCAACGGTTATGGTGTGACCATCTGGTCCGGCCATCTCGCCAATTGCTTTGATGACCACGTGCTTGCAGTCATCTGTCATGTGTACCATTTCGTAACGGACACGGATGCCACGATGCTGTTGAATGCGCTCAATGCCTTGCCGTGTGATTATGACAAATCCTTGTGGCGATTTGAAGAAATGGTCAGCAGTTAGGCCATTCTCTGTGGCCAACTTTTTCATTGTTTCTCGATCTGTGTTTTTCATGATCTTGATTATTATTGATTAGTGATTTCTGATTTTGTTTTCAAGGTGAGCATTGCCACATCTGATGTGAATGCCGTCCAATAGAAAGGCATTGTGTCTGATGGTGTGTGAACACCTTCGTGATGGTCATAGTCTTGGTCCCACAATGCCAACCATCTGGTCACTTCTCCAAGAATGTGACGATCCACAACAATCTGACTATCTGCAAAAATGATGATGTCATTCTTTGCCATCTGATTGATTGTGTCAATTCGTGTGATGATGTCCAGGACAACCATCTTGGATTCATCAGACAGATATGTTGTGTCTGATTTGTAGCAATCAAGCAATGATTCGTGCTTCATTTTTTCTCTGTGTTTATGGTGATTACTTATTGATTACATCTTCGTGAAATGCATCATCATCGCCACATGATTCGCAAACGCCAATCAATGCAGCTTGTTCGTGATGCTCTGAATAACCAACAACAGCCTGTGTCTGGCCACATTCGCATCTGCATTGTGAATTGTTGGTGATTAATTGATAGCTGTGTTCCTTTAAAATGAAGATAGCCTGTTCTTCTGTGCTTACGCAGTTTACTATTCTTGCCATTTCTCTGTGTTTCTAAATGTTTCCACGAATATACAATAACACGTTGATAACTTCCAAATAAATGCACATAAAATTTCACACGTTGATGCTAACGTGCTGATAATCAACTGAATAATTTTAACAACTAATTAACAGACAGCCACGTGTCATCATCATCTGATTGGCTGCTGATGATGTGCAGATACATTTCTTCTGTATTGACCAACGTGTTGTGATAGGCATCCATTTCATCTTGAATGGCCTTGTTCCTTTCGCTGATTCGCCACAGAATGTAAGCTGATATAATTGCCCAGAAGACAAGGACCAACAACAGAACCATTGCAATAATCAGCAGGTTGATGATAGTCTGCATCATCTTACTTTGCCCTTGATGATTCGCAGATTGTCAACTTCAAAGTCACCATTGCCATCAACACGAATGATGGCGAACCCGTGATTCCACTTGTTCACAGGCATATATCCTGGATGCAATTCACATAGGCATCCTGTGGACCAAGTTGTCACAACCTTGCCATCCAGATTGCTTTCTGAATGTTCTGATGTCTGATGGTTGTGGCCACAGATAACGCTTGCCTTTGCTCTCATGTAGTAGCCACGTGCAGGATTCACAGGTGAAAAAACAGACCTTCCAAATTCGTGTCCATGCATAATGGACAGCTTGCCTGCTTTAATCACACGTTTGTCCTGTATCAATTCACATCCAAGCTCACCAAATCGCAGCAGTTGGTCCATAGTGAAGTCTGCTGTGCCAATCAGTTCTGGTGCCTTGGTTCGCAGGTATGCTTCATATCTTTCTTCGTGATTGCCTAACTTAAAGTAGAATGGCACACCATCAAATTCATTCCGGAACACTTGCAGCAATTGCCGTGTTGCTTCCAATTCTTCAGCGAATCCACGCTTTCTTGGATCACGTTCATAACGTGACAATGCATAGCAATCAACTGTGTCACCATTGAACACAATGGCATTCACATTCTGTTCCTTTCCATACTCAATTGCCTTGGTGATGGCATCAATATTATGGAATGGCACATGGATGTCCGACAGCAGCAATATTCTTGTTGCAGCTTTCGGCAACACAAATGGTTCCCATTCAGATTCATCTGATTCTGGAAGACCAAATGGATTTGCAACACCTAATGCTCTGGCCTGTTGTGCCTTCTCTGTTGTCATGTATTCCTTGTTTTGCAAACTTGCCCTATCTGCGTCACCTGTCTGTCCACGGTAGTAGCGAATAATCCTTCTGACATTCTCCACATCCAGGAATGCTGATTTGTTCCTTTTGTATATCAACTTAGCCAATGACGTTGATGGCAGATGTGACCAATGCTTCAGATATTCTTGCACGATTTCGCCCTTGATGGATTGCTTCTTCATTCTTTTCACTCAATTAGTGTTCTATACCGCACGATTCAACTTAATTCTATTTAAATTCGCGATTCGCGATTCGCGATTTCTCTAAGATACGTTCCATCTGTTTCATCTGTCTGCTCCAGTCAACAGTTCCGCGTTCTGCTGACTCCGCCTTTCTGATAAACTCTTCAGCTTCGTCTCCTTCAAGTGTTGGGATGAACACCGTTACCTTCTGCATTGAGCAGCTCAGTTTATGGAAGCCTACTTTATGGCATACCGGGCATTCGATCATCTCAACTTCTTCTGACTCAAAGCAGAAACAGGTCTGTTTGTCCTATTGCTTCTCCGAAGGTAATTCCGAATGCTCAATACCTTTGGCATCAAGGTTTTCATAGCTTTTCCCGTTTGTTAATTCCGTAGCTTGTTCAACGCAGAATCCACAGGTATGCTTGTTCTGTTGCATTTCATCCCATCCTTGTAAGTATGCTTCTCTGAGTTCCTTCAATCTGTCAACGTCAAACTCTTCATAAATTGGATATAACTCCAACGCTCTTTGTTCTGCTTGTTCTCTTGTTTTCATTGCTCTCAAATTAGTGTGCTTTATCGCACTATTATACTCTATTCTGTTTCAATTCGCGATTCGCGATTCGAAAAGTGCGTTATTCCGCACTTTCATTGGTGCTGTGCCATAATTCGTTCACGGTAGAACTTTGGGTCGATTTCGCGAATCTTCACAGCCAATTCCATCCATTGCCTTTTCGCTTCTGCTCTTTCTTCCTTGGTGCTTTCAATACCAAGGTTACATTGTATCAATGCATTCTGATGCAGAAGTTCATCAATCTGCTTCCGGACATCATCATCTGTGTGATAATAGTAGTTTGCGCTCATCTCTGCCATAGTTTACGGCCAACGGTAATGCCAACATAATGGTCACCATTGAACTTGTAGTTTGCCGTAAGATACATTTTTTTGATGTCACCGTGTACACCAATACCAAACAATGGTGTGACCTTTTCGCTGAAATCAGTCTGTGCTTCGATGGATGCATGCACACCGACACCATACATTGGTGCCTTCTGGACATTGGATGTGTATGTGAATGCTGCTTCTTCTGTAATGTTCTGATAATTGTACCAAGTTGCATTCAAGCTGCCATCAGCCAATGTGATGGTTGTGTCGTATCGGTTCACTTCTGTCAGCCATGCTTGGATGATTTTGACTGTGTCAACTTTGAGAACTTCACGTTCCTGGATGATGGTGTTGGTGATTGTGTCCGTGATAGTTACACGCTCCACGAATCTGACTGTGTCGGTCTTCCATCGGTCCACATATTCAGTCCGATATATTGGCTTTTCAATTTCAATGGTTTCTGTG